GTGTTGTTACCCCAATTAATAAAGGTTTACAGAACTTGAACTCTGGTTTTAATTGGGGTGGTCGGATAAATGGTCGTAGTAATTTTAAGCAACTCATTAAGGCTCTGGATATTGATAAGGAGACCATGAAGGGGTATGTTAATGTTTCGACGGATTTTAATGGACATGATAATAATGTTGGTGAGGAGAAAATCGTTCTAGCTTTTGCCATTCTTAGATGTTGCTATCCTGATGGAGGGGCCTTAGATAATATTTTTATGTATCTCTTATCTGGGATGGTCTTTAAAAGGTTGGTGTTACCTGAGAGTGGGATTGTATATGAGGTGACCAAAGGTGTTTTAACTGGTCATGCTTTTACATCAATTATTACTACACTTTGTGCATATATTACTCTTAGTACAAGTATTAATGAGAGTTGTAGTAGTAGTGAGCGTAATAAAACGAGTTTACAAGGAGCTGGTGATGATTGGATGCTACGTGTTCCGCGTTATAAGGTTAATTTCATTCATAATAATATTCAAAAGAGTGGTAATCCTTGTGATAGTTTCGTTGGGACAGAGGGTAACTTGAAGGATACGTATCCAAATCAATTTCCTACACTTTTAAAAAAACATTATTGTAATGGATTAATAAGTTGGAATGTTGATGAGCTTTTTACAAATTTTAGTCATCCGACTAGTACAAAGATGGTCTTAAGAAGTAAGATTGATAACATGATCGTTATGTGTGTTAGTGGGCCTTTCTCTAATTTAATCAATTACTGTGTTCGCAAATTAATTATTTATGAATTTATTAATTATTATTGTAGGGGACGTTATTGGTTTAATAAGAGATCGATTTATCAATATTATTTTGATAGGGTCTATAAAGCTCTAATTCACGAGACTAACATAAATAAAATTTTACAGACCGTTCCAAGTAGTATGGAGTTCGCTTGGTTCGGGCAACTTAGTGGTAGTACTAGTAGAATACCTGTTCGGAAAATTATTTCAGATAAATTAAAGGAGATGGATGCTAAGGTGTCTAGGTCTAAGGCTTGGATGTTAAGACCAAGTTTATTTAATTTACATGAAAGTGTAAGAAGATTAAAGGTGTTTGATGTAAATAAGAAATATATAACTTGTGAGGTACCTTATTATCGTAATGGACTAGGTTTGCGTATTCATAAATGGTATGTACATAATAATGTTGTTTTTAGATGGATATAATGTGTATGGTCACGTATATGTATCTAAATAAAATATATGTATATACGTTATA